CTAGAAAAGCTTAGGCAACTAGCAGCAAATGTCGAGCAAGAACGAGAAGAATCCAAAGGTAACTATTCAAAGGCTTTGGAGTTAAAAGAAGAACAATATAGCAAGCAGTTAGAAGCTTTGCAGTCGCAATTGACGCAAAAAGATTCTGCGCTAACAAGTTTATTAATTGATGATGGCTTAAGTAGAGCGCTCGACGGAGTGAATATTAATCCATCATTGAAAGCCGGTGCTGAAGCAATGCTAAAGTCACAGGCAGTTTTGTCCGAAGGCAAAGCCATGATCGGGGATAAGTCACTAAGTGATGCTGTAAAAGAGTGGGCTGATTCAGATGTAGGTAAAAATTACTGTTTAGCTCCAAATAATTCAGGCGGTAATGCTAACGGTGGTAGTAATAACACTAGCACTAATTACCAAGGTAAAAAGTTTAGCGAAATGTCTATAAAAGAAAAAACGGCATATCTCGCTAGTAAAAAGTAAGGTGATTTATCATGGCAGGTTTAAACGATTTTGTAACATTTAACCAGTTTGCCCAAAGCGCAGCAACTGAAGTTATTGACCAGTATACTGGCTTATGGAACCAAGCGACTAACAACGCAATGGTTTTACGTAGTGCGGCAAATATAGGTGATTTTTCGGAAGAGTCTCAGTACTCTTTAATTGCTGACCTATACGGCAACCGTAACGCATATTCAACAGCAGCTCTTGCATCTGTTGATTTAACTCAATTACTAGAGACATCTGTGAAGGTTGGCTGTGGTTCTAAGCCGGTAGAGTACACGGGTACTTCTTTTGATTGGACTCAACGCCCAGCAGATGAAGCCGGTACTGTGTTCGGTACTCAGGTCGGTATGGCGAAAATGCAATACATGGTTAATGCAGCAATCGCAGCGGCGGTAGCCTCAACAACCACGACAGGCTTAGAGTATGACGGCACTGCCGGCATCGCTTCGCTTCAGAGTCTAAATAGTGCTTCACGCTTGTTTGGCGATCGAGCGCAAGCTATTCGCACTTGGATTATGCACAGCAAGTCTATGCACGACATTTACGAAAACGCATTAAATAACAGCGAGCGTTTGTTCACGTTTGATAACGTACAAGTAATGACTGATGGCTTTGGTCGCACCTTAGTTATGACTGATTCTCCTAACTTGTTCTTTGATAACGGTGGCACAGATAACTACTACCAAATTGGCTTAGTTGAAGGGGCTATGGTTGTTGAAGATAACGGCGATTCTCGCGTGTACACTGAGACTAAAACTGAATTTGATAATGCTAAACAGTTAATCAAAGAAGAGTCTAGCTTTAACATTGGCGTCAAAGGTATGACATGGGATAAAACTAACGGCGGCAAGTCTCCAAATGATGCTGCTGTTGCTTTATCTACTAACTGGGATCAGTCTGCAACTCAAGTGAAAGACACTCTTGGTGTTCGTGCTGTAACGTTGTAAGGTGTAAATAATGGATATTTTAACTAAATACAAATTCGACAAAGAAGAATCAAAAAAGTGCAAAGGTACATGTCTACCGGCGAACTCTTTTCATTCATTCCGATTCGATAAAGATGCCGAGTATATTGTTAGCGGTGATGAATACCTTGTTAAAAAATTCATCGAACTAGCAAAAGAAGCCGACTGCAAAGCCAAGCAAGGCAAAGTGGAAAAGCAAGAAGAAAAGAAAGAAGAAAAATAAATACTTTTCTTAATTAATCAAAAGCCTCCTTTGTCGGGGGCTTTTTTATGCCTGATAATAAGCTATAATGTATCTGTCGCTTGTTGAGGGACTCGCGGCAGGGCTGGCCCACTTAAATCCCTCAATCCCTCTACTTTATAATTCCCTCAATGCAGTTTATTGGGGGTAATTATGCGCTCTATGAATCAAATTTTATCAGACATTGTGCTAGCTAATGGCGGCACTGTAACTAATCCAAACAACAGAAACCAGTTATTAAGAGATTGGCTTTTAGCTATTTCATAAGGAAAAGCAATGAGTATTAGAAATGAACTACTCGAAGACATATTATCCGCAACCGGCGGAGGGTTCGATCCTGAAACTGGGATATCAATCGAAAGGCTTTATGATGGAGAGAGCGCTATCTCAACACAAGAACCTTCAGCGTTAGATACGGCTCAATACATTCAGTTTGGTGTGGTTCAAGGTACGGTGTTAGATCCTATCCAAACAATTGCACAAGGCGGCGATACAGAAGCCAGCATATTGCGAATAAACACGGCTGGTACATACCGCATAAAAACAGCTATTCAGTACGGAAGAACTGGCGCAAGCGGCACTTCTATTCTAAATTTCAGAGTAACTATAAACGGCGTACAGGCTGGCCGAAGCATAAACCAGCGACTAGAAAATGCCAACCAAACAACTTTGTTTACAGATGAGGCTTGGATAACGGTTCCCGCTGGAATAGATATTGTCTACGAAGTAATTAGAGACTCTACTGGGAGCAACTCAGGCGGATTAATTGCTGGCGTAACCTCTGGCTCTACTGGCTGGAACGCCTCTCCATCTTGTGCTGTTCGTGTTGAAAGATGGATAAAAACACCATAATAGAGGGTTGTAGTATGTTTTTTTAGATAGTGATAAAATGTGATTATTAATTCTACGAGGTATTGTAATGTCTCTTAACTTAGTAACCCCAAACAAAGACAATAAAGTCGTATTCGTTTTTGGTGGTTTAGATTTAACCTTAGCAACTAACATTGTTGTGAACTTTGGCGCTGAAACGTATCAGTTATCAAATCCAGAGGTTGAGGTTATTTCTGCCACAGAATTACAACTAGATCTATCCTCTACAGCAGAAGTAGGCAAGATATTCGCAACTGTAACCTACTTTGATTCTGGTAGCGTAAACGGCACTGACATTACATCAAGGTCACTAGGTAATTCAGATAAAATTGTCGTCGCAGTCGGCACACAGTTAATTATTGAAGATGGTTCAATTGTTACCGGCGCTAATTCATTTGTTACTGATGATGAATTCAAAGCCTACGCAGACATTAGAAACATCGATATACCTGCTACACAGCCAGATAGAGAGGCGTTACTAGTATTAGCTATTGATTATCTATTTAGCATAGAGCCAGAATTACAAGGCTATCGCACAGATTCAACACAGTCGCTTCCTTTTCCGCGAATAGGTGTTTGTTTAAATCAATACCCAATGGACGCGCATTTCATCCCACAAAACGTTAAGAATGCACAAATGGAGCTTGCCATACAGGCAGGGCAATCGGATATTCTTGTTAGCGAGCAATCACAAAGCCTAGCTTCATTTAGTGTTGATGGTGTTTATTCTGAAACATATTTCAATGGCGGCTCATGGACTCAGGTTCGCACAGATAAAGCAGACGCATACCTTAACGCCATGAAAAAGAATAACGGCGCTGGCAATCGATTGACGAGGTTTTAATGGGCGCGTCTAACATACAATCAAAGATTCAAAAAGGTCTAGCCAAGGCAATCAGCAAAACTGGTTCCGCTTTATCTGACAAGGTTTATTTGATTAAACGCACGAATACAGGGGGAAATACTCCACTTGATCCGCCCGTTTATACTGAATCTAAAGTGGAGTTGAAAGACGCTATATTTACCGGGATAAACAATCGCTTGTTTGATGGTGACATAAAAACCACTGACAAACAGCTAACAAGTCAAGTCGATGTGCCGGTGGCTATTGGTGATATTATCGAACAAGGCGCAAACAGGTTCATTATAGTTTCACAAAACAACGCAGAGCCAACTTCTGATATACTTGTTTATATTTCGCAAGTAAGGGCGCAATAATGCCGCTTAAAGGCGCTGAACGAGTTAAGCTAGCTATGCAAGGATTAAAGCAATCCGCTAATAATGATGTGCGCGGTGTTTATTTTGCTGGCCTGTCTGCGATTATTAAAAGCACGCCAGTTGACGAAGGTAGAGCTAGAAACAATTGGTTTTTAACTCAGCGCTCACCATCTGTACGCACGACAACAGCTAGGTCTAATGCTGGTTCAAGCTCGATAAAGGCACTAGAAAAACTGCCAGAGCAAGTACTAAACAAGAAGCTGTACTTTACTAACAACTTACCTTACATCGGTGTTTTAGAATACGGCAGATATCCGATACCCGGGGGCAGTAAAACCGACAACGGATTCAGCAAACAAGCACCTCAAGGCATGGTTAGAATAAACCTTTTACGTATGGCTAAGAAGATAAGAAGCTTATGAGTTATTTAGACACAAGGCAGGGATTATTTAAGCGCCTGATAGATTCGGCGATATTTGGTGAATTGCTCTTTGAAAACTCTATTAAAGAACCAACACAGGATTTGTATGCTGTTTGCTACTTCATTCCTGCTACGAGTGAATCGCTAGGTAAAGATGAAAACTCATCTGATGACAGACGAGGGATATTTCAAGTTAGCATCTATTGCAAAAAAGGTGTATTTGATAATGACCTACTCACCAAATGCGACGAGGTTTCAGCCCTATTTAAATGGGGAACTAAAATAAGTTATAATGGCTTAGATATTTTTATTCAAGATTCAACACTTAACGAAGGCGCAGAAACTGAAGGTTACTTTCGCCGCGACCTAAGTATTAATTATATGACACTAGCGGAGAGATAAAATGGCTAATGGTATTAATGGCGGTTTGTGCATGATTTATTCTGGCACATATGCTGCAAAGGCTGACATTGTTGGTCAAGGTGATGCGACAGTAAATCACCAAGGCGCACCAATTGGGCTAAGCAATAAAAGCTCTGGTAACTGGCGCGTAAACTTGGACGGCTCTATTTCTACCAAAGCTGTAGATATTGACGTTACTGTAACTGCTTCTGACGATGCAAGCTATGAAACTTTGGTGGCCGCTGCCTTTGCTGGCACTGCTGGTACATACTCATTTGACTTTATTGAGTACTACTACGAAGGTACTTTTACACCTGTCTTACAGTCTGAAAGCGCATCTAAAGACAGCCCAGTTGAAGCTACTATTCAGTTTCAATCGTCGGGCGAAGTAACACGAGCGGCTGTTGTTTAATGCGCTTTAAGCTTGCTTATAAAGAGTACGAATATAAGCCGACATGGAACGCCTTCAGGTCTTTCGAGGAAGATACAGGTGAGTCCATGCTAGGTCTTTTGTACGGGTTAAGTAATATGTATTACGAAGTTGCTAAGTGTAACGTACACGAAGGCGCTAGCAAGTTTTTAGCGTTTTGCCCTGAAACCGTTGGTGCCAAAGTATTTTATTACTTAGCGAAAGAGTGTAATAGCCACTTAACCATCGAAGAAATGCATGACGCTATCTTTCACACAAGCAATGAAATACCAAAAGAATCTGATTCGTTTAGTAATCCGTGGTATTTGGTTTTAGTGAAACTGGCTGGGGAAGTGTTCGAGCAAATGAACAAGAATGCTTTAAAAAAAAAGCCAGGAGTAGATTCGTAACATACGAGATACAGCAAACTAAAATCGATTTGGATTACTGGTCTTTTTACAAGTTGCTTGTTAGTGAATACAAAATAGCACCTTCTGAGTTTTGGAAGATGGATTTTCCAGAGACTATCCGACTAATACAGCAAGAGCCAAAAGCAGACCAAGACAGAAGCTTTATGGTAAACGCTGAACGAATGAAAAACGGAGCGCCTAAAGAGTGGCTACAGAACACAACTGCTTAATTTTAGTGGCTCTGCGCCATAAGGCGGTGATTTATCACTACTGAATCTCTCATAGTCGAGCTAGACGCTCAAACATCGAAACTCGATGCGAAATTAAATTCTACTGTCGACAACCTAGACGATGTTACACTTTCTGCTGGGCGCTTGGATAAGGCTCTTGATGGCGTTTCAAATGCAGGATTTAAGGTCACTAAAACGGCTAGCGCTGTTAATTCTGGCTTGTCTGGAATAGGTAGATCGGCTGGGCAAGCTGGTATTCAGATTCAACAGTTTGTTGGTCAAATACAAGGCGGTCAGTCTGCCTTACTGGCATTGTCACAGCAGGGTGCAGACTTAGGTTTTGTTTTAGGTGCCCCGCTAGCTGGTGCGATCATTGGTATAAGTTCGTCTATCGTTTCGTTTTTAATACCGTCCATAGCAAATACTAAATCATCTATAGAACAATTAAATGATGTAGCAACCGAGCTAAAAGACACGTTAGAAGAAACCGGTGACGGAACTAAAAAGCTGTCTGAAAATCTTTTGACACTTGCTAGAAGGTCAGAGTCTCTAGCTAGAATAGAAATAGCTAAGTCTATTATTGATTTAGAGAAAGCGTCAGAAACGGCATTTAAAGGCATTAGAGAAGAGTTACTTGATACTACTGGGTTCTTCACTAATTTCGGTGACGAAGTTAGAGATGTCGCTGCAAGAGCAGGCGGGAGCATAGACTCTTTAGTTGATGGAACTAAAACATTTGACCAAGCTATAAAAGATTTTGAACTCAGGGCAGGCGATCCGCTACTACTTAGCTCTTTACGTGGTCAAGTTGACACCTTGGCAGAAAGGTTTGATATAACAAAAGAACAGGCGTTGCAGCTAGGCCTTGCAATATCTAACTTTACTAATGACAAAGATTTATTAAGCGCAAAATCGTTAGAATCTACTATTTCAGATATATCAGACACAGTTGATGTGTCAAACAAGAAATTCATAGAGCTTGCAGCATCCTTGACGCCATTCTTTAATTCAATTACTGACGGCACAAACAACATAAACCTGCTAAGACAGGCATTTTCTGACATAAACAAAACTATAGAAAATGAAGGCGTGCTAGAGACTGGTGATGGGGCTTTTAACTATTTATTTGATATAGGCCAAACGGAGGGTGACGCACAGTTAATCGTAGATATAATTGAGGGCAGAAACGAGCGGTTAATAGAGGCTCAGAAACTTTTCGCTGAGCGTGTTAACGAACTTGGACTAAATACTCCTGAAACGATAGAGGAGCAACTTGCAAGAGAAGTTGAAATAAACCGCTTGGCGCTAGAACAAAAGCTAATAGATGAAGAAACGTTTAGAAAAAGACAGGCGGAACTATCAGAAAGATACTCAAAAGACCAAATAAA